TGCATTAATCGCACCAGCACGTTGGTTATCGGCAATTTGATTGACGATATCTACTTCGCCTTGGAATGGATTAGCTTCAGTATGTTCTGCCATAATATGAGTTCAGTATATTCTATTTAGTATTTGTTGTTGGTTTAGGTGCGGACTTTGCTCTTTTAAGGTCTCTTGCAAGCGCATCGTCTGCAGCTTGTGCCTCCCTTTCTGCAGCATCATCTGCCTGTATTGCCTGTATCTCAGGAGCGAGTGCCTGATTTGCTTGAGTAAGTTGATCCATAGCATTAGTTTCTGCAGGATCAAGTGCAAGACCAGAAGCAATATCTCCTTTCATTTGCTTATCAATCTCTTTCATATCCTTATCAGTTTGACCTAGGATATTCTTACGAACATACTCTACAGAAAAATACTTTCCTACAAAAGGATCCATCTGAGTAACAGTCATCATTCTTTGGTTCATCATTTCAATTTCTTTTAATTCATTAAAATGATTGTCAAAGAGATAATCATATTGAATATGCTCTTTCATATCATCCCAATCTTCAGGAGATATAACTCCTTTCAGGATGAGTTGAGTTTTAAGGACATCTTGAAACAACTCACTAAAACGCTTACGCATTCTACCAATGAACTTAGTAAACTTAAGTTCGTCGCGGAGAACCTCTGTTGTCTTACCTAGATTAAATCCTTTGTTGTCATCTGTAAGACGAGATGGAGGTAAGTTCAAACTGTTGTATAATTTCTTTTTAAAATACTCAACATCCTTTAACTCACCTAGGTTCTGACCGCCTGGTAATGTAGTAATTTCAGTTCCGCGACCACCTTCTCTACGTGGTAACCAAAAGTCTTCGAGCATACTCATATGCTTCTTGTCATCTCTCATCTCTCCAGTGTTAGCATCATATACTAACTTATTTCTATAACGAGACATGACATCGCGAAGATACTGTTCCGCTTTTACCTTAGGTAAGTTACCTACGTCAATATAAAATATTCTTCTTTCTGGTGCACGAGAAAGTCTGTAGATAACAAGAGCATCCTCGATCATTCTAAGTTGGTTGAGTGACTTGATCGCTTTGTGTAAGAAACCAAGTGTCATTCTTTTGTTAAGATCTTGTAAACCAGATGGACAGAATGTAATACTGTCGGTTGCCATCTTGACACCTTGTGACAATGACATGTCACCTATAGGTCCTAAAACACCACCTTTATAAAAACCTTTTGGATTGTAAAGATAGTAATCAACAAATGTACCATACTCATACTCAAGTGCGGTTCCTTTTATTGCTTGACGTGCAAGAGAATCTTTTGGTTTATTATCAATCTTCTGACGAACTTTCTTGATCTTCATAGGATCAATGTATCGAAGTTCCGTAATACCTTTCTTTGGATTGTCTAGGTCAATGACCTTATGATAAAATAATCTTCCATCAATATACCAAGTTCTGACAATCTCATGTGCACGATTGTCAAAATTCATCAGACGTTTGATATACTCAAACTCATTACGAATTCTATTTCTAATACCTGCACCAACTTTTAAGTTATCTAAGTTGATTTCTACTGGTGTATCGTGTGCATCGCTAACGATAAACTCGTTAACAACTTCATCGACTGCGCTATCCACCTCAGGATGAATTGCCATGTCACGATAACGACGGATCATCTCAAACTCATTTCGAGCTTGATTATCCGTATCCACATAAGTTCCATAGTACCCACCAGCAGCAACTGCTATGGGTTCATCAGCAGCAGGAGGGACAGGAGATTGACCTCTCTGTCCCGCCTTTCTGTTTATCTGGAAGCCAAATAATTGACTCATAATTATAGTTTAATAGTTGAGCGTTTAACTATTTATTAAACTACTGGAACTGCTGAAACGCCAGATTTGTCTCCACCCTCTGCTGTAAAGTATGAATACTGCCATTCAACTGTGAATTCTTCAATCTGATCGTTGCTATCATAAGCAAGATCGATAGGAGAAACGTTAGTTGGGAAACAGTGTACTAACTTGTAAGTTCTAAGTTTAGAACCACCAACACTAGTATCTTTCTCTAACTGATGTACAGAAAGAGATGCCATATATCCAGTAGTGGAAGATGGAGTGAATAAAGGAGCAGTGTTGCCCTCGTGAGTGTTGATACTGTTTGCCCACTGTTCAAAGAATGAGCGAAGTTTAAAGTCCTTATCATTAAAGAAGGTTGCAGACCATGTATCGAAGGTACGATCACCTGCGATCTTGACTGTTCTACCTCTAAAAGGTACTTCAATTACACCTAGGTTGGAACCTGGTAGTGCAGCAGACTTACAAAGAATATCTGTAAGTTGCTTATCTTCAGTTTGTAGGCTGATCTGGTCTGGGAAGACAATATCAACCATAAACATATTAGGTTTAACACCTTGTCCAATAGTTTGGAGAAATGTGCTTACGTTGTTTGTTGCCATTGTTTTTTACCTCGTTTGTTAATAATTATCTACCTACAACTTCACTGAATGAAACACCAGTTCTAGTAGCAGTTACAGTAACTGTTACGAAGTTGATAGCACGAGTTGGTTTGAGATATAATTCAGCGACAAACTCGTTTCTGTCAATAACTTCTGGTGTGTTGTTTGTATCATCACATACAACCAAGAAGTCAGTAACACCTCTACGTGCTTGAACTTCTGCAAGGTATGAACCCATAGAAGCAGCAAAACCAGCGCGAGTTGTTGTATCGTTCTGTTCAAATAAAACTGCTTCAGCAAGTGACTTTGCTCTTTTTTCAACGTTGAGGAATAAACGACGAACGTTAATTCTGTCAAACGCGGAAGGTGAAGCAAGTGCAGTCTTATCACCAAATAGCACAGGACCTGAACCAGGAAATGCAACAACAGGGTTGATTGAATTACTGTAAAGATCATCACGTGCTGCTTTGTTAGGATTGAAAGCAAGTTTTACAACATTTTGAATTCCACCACGAGCATTACCTGCAGGTGAGAACCAATCATCAAGGATTGAAGAAGTTGATACACAAAGACCAGCAATGTCACCATTTGTACCGATGTAACGATACTTGTCATTGAAACGGTCGTATGTATACTTAACACCACTATCCTTAACAACGTAAGAACTAGATGCGATTGTAGCAAAAAACTCAATGGTGTTTTCAAGTTGTGCTGCTGGAGTTAATGCAACACCACCAGATGTAGCAACTTGATCACCAGTCCAAGGAGAAAGGAATGCGATGCAATCTTTTCTACTGTTTGCGACAGCAGCGACTGAACCAGCTTTAGCACGAGTATCAGATTCGTTAGCACCATCTCCACCCATAAGGATGAAATCAACTGTGGTTTCTTCTGTATCTAAAAATAGATCATAACCTGCAGCAATTTCTCCAGCAGTATATGCGTAGTCATCAGTACCACCAGATAGAGCACCACCTGCTGAAACTAAAATTCTCGCCATAACTAATGGAGCAGCTGCAGTAGCACCGTAAGATGCAGCAGTGCCACCAGGATCTTCTCCAGCAGTTGATGTTTCAGCAGCTGTTAACGCGGAACCTGCGTAAATGTACTGAGAATACTCATTAACTGCATCCTTCCAATAGTTTGAACCACCCTCAGGTGTCTTACCATCAGAAAGTTTAGAAAGATATGTTAATCTTTCAACAACAGTATTAGTTGTCTCGTCAATAACTGCAACGTGTACTTCGTCATATGAAAGATATCTTTCAGATGCATATGCACTAGTACCAGGACGAGGACCGATTGCTTTGAAAGTTAAACCTGTTGATCCGATTGCAGTTGCATTCCAGTTAGAATTTGTAAATGCTGTAACTGTTTCTCCAGTATCTGCTACAGGAGTTGCACTTCCTTGAATAACTCTAACGGTGTTAGCGTCAACAACTTCTACAACTTCATGGGTTACACCATTTGCGTCACTATAGTTACCACCAACTGAAATATTATGACCAGTTTTGGTTACAGTCCAATCAGGACCGCGGTCAACTATAACAACACGAAGATTGTTACCGTCTGTTCCTGCATCTCTAGCAGCAAACTTTTCACCGCTACCAACACCAGCATCGAATGCATCCTTATCACCGATAAGAACTGCAGAACCATCTAGAGTTGCGTTTTTAACATCAGTTGCTGCACGAACAACTGCGAGTTGACCACCGTAACGGAGGAACTCAGATGCTACCAACCAATCACCAGCATTAGCCTCGGATGGTGCACCAAATGTGTCGATTAGTTCTCTCTCAGAACCAATTTTTGTAATTTTGCCTACAGGTCCTTTGCGAAATGTACTAGAAATAGCACCAACTAAAGAGCTACTACCTACTACAACAGCATTGGACAGATCACGTTCTTTAATAACAACACCAGGCGAGACTTGACTTGCCATGTATTTTTACCTCTTAGATATCAAATTTATCTAAAGGTATTTAGAATTTCTGATGTCTCAAGAGGGGAAACAACGCATGAACACCCTACCAGTCTGGATAGTTACTTTCTACTATTTTCTTTTTCGTTCTTCTTTTTTCTACTATTCTTTTAATTGTACAGTCCTTACACTCATATGAATACGCTGACGGTAAACCTCTTTTTTGTTTACGTGTCATATAAAAATCTTCAATCAAATTTTTAACTTTACTACAAGACCTACATTTTCTTTCTTTGAAAAGAAGATGTTCCAGACTGAACTGATCCCCAATATCCATCATAAGTCGGGCAACATGTATCTGACTTCTTCTTGCTTGTCTCCATACCAGAACGTTCCTTCTGCGTCCACGAAGGTATCATCACCCAAACCGTCATCAATAAAACCAAAGGGAGCCATATCTTGCTCGATTTGATTACGTTGTTCATCATAAATC